CTTCCTCTCAGAAGATCGGACCCAGGAGATCCTGAAGCGTTGTCTCGAAGTTTCGAGGACCCTATAAGACGACGGCTGATCCCCTAAGGGATTAGCAGTTAGATTATAGAGTATCCTCGAGACCCACGGTACATCCTGAGTACGGGAGCTATTCCTTACAGAAATAGTCCGTACCTCATACTGTTGGGTATTATGGTTCCACCTTCTTTTTAGGGATGGTGGATCATAATCACCGCAGAATGAGAAGAATGTTAGTGGGACGGTAAGCCTCCTGACAGGGAGTTCCCTGTCAGCTAACCGTTCAAGGTAGACTGATAGCTGCCAAAGGCCTTTTCTAAAGGCATTGTTAGCATTATCTACCATGGCGATAAGGCCGACCGGAGAGGAGGGGTCTAGACTTCGTAGGCGTAGTGGAGTTACATCGTATCCACGATAGTAATCTCCGCCGCAGCTCTCCCTGAAGTAACCGGAGGTGAAGCTCTTATTTGAGTTCACCTTCAGCCCTAACAGGGTAAGAAGACTAGATACATCCTCAAAACCGGTGGTTGGTGTGACGATGTCATCACCAAACACCCTAACCTTTCCTATCAACCTCCTACACTTGGGAGACTCAAAACTGCTAACTCCGTTAGCGGCCAAGGTCACCAAGAGGAAGATGATTGATTGAATTGGAAAGGTTAGTGCAGTACCTTGAGAGAAGGCCTTCACTTTCCACCTTACTTCCCCGGAAGGAAGCTGGATGTACGGTGATCGGCAAGCGTGCACAGCCCGTAAAAAGGACGGAGCACGTCTAAACAACCTCTCAAGGACATATAGGGAAATCCTATCAGAGGCTGACTTAAGGTCGATGGTCGAGAGACCACGATCTAAGCTGCCAAGATAGGCAAGGTGACGCGACTTACTCTGGTCCCTAAAGTCGATAAATCGACGATAGGGGTGCCGGAGGTCACGGAACCAATTCCATATATGCTGCTGACTCCACATCATCTCGTTAGGTTCCGAACATATCAATCTAGGCTTGGTCGCAGTCTTCGGGACTGCTATAAGCTTAGATGGTCTGATCGAATCCACGACAAGTAACCGAGGGGTACTAAACCCTCCGGTTACTAGATGATATGGAAAGTGCTTCTCCAAACGGGAAGGATAAGCCTCTATGAGGTATTTATCCTTCTTTAGGACCAGGTTCGAGATTGAACCGGGGCCCGGTTTGAAGAACCCTGCTCCCCCACGACCGTGGGAGAGTTCGGCTGACTCCCTGGCCCACTCTGACTCGAGGTAGGTGGAGAGCTCATCACTGAGCTGCTCGAGCCTATCGAGAGCGGAATGGACTGAGGATGATAAGCGAGATGAACCTGAGGCGACGAAGTCGTCTCCGAACGGAAGAACATGATGATCATCATCCATAGGGTGATAAACGTCATGAATCCGAAGATCATCAAGCTTATGGGCATCCAACTCGTCTCCTTTCCAAGAGAGAGTCGGGCGCCTGATGCTGTCATCTTCAAGGCAGTAGTCCTTAACTGCTTCGTTTACGAGGCGGTCGGGACAAACCTCAAAGAGACTCTTCCATA